TGTCCAGCCTGTGCTGTCGCCAGTTTCGAAGTCACCGTTTACTATCAGTTCGCCACTAGATGTATAATATTTCTTGTACTGTCCAGTTTCAGAATCTTGTGCACCTAATATTAGTTCTCGATGTGTAACCTCAAGACTAGCTCCTAGCTGCCCCAATCTGCGTCTTATCTGCCCGAAGTTAGGTACGCTCAAAGCTTCTGCCCCTCAACCGGCTAATCCCAGTCTGAATCATCATCATGTGTATCTTATATTCTGGGTCGCTGACGATTGCGGACACTCCCATGCTGCCCACCGAAACATTTGGTCCCTTATCCAAATACGCTCGCACCAGTAGGGCGGCTAACGCTCTGACTATGGGAGCCTGCGCAGACGTGACCGTAACCGTTTTTGAGCCTGCTGCGCCTGTCATGTTACTCATGCTTGTGCCTGATTCGCCGTTGATGTAGTCTATGGCATCGTCTATGAGGTACTCTACTCTGGTTAGGGCTGTGACTGCGGTTGCATGTATGTCCGTGGTTGCCCAGTTGTTTCTGTCAAGTAGAGTTTGTGCTGTTATTGTCGCCATACAAAATATCTCCTATCGTAACATTTAATAAACAGGATAACCATAATATACATGGTGAATCAAATGAGCAAACAAGCAACTCTACTAATTACGCTCATCACATTGAATGTGGCTGACGTAGCCACCACACTGCACGGCTTCTCGATAGGCGCCGCAGAGCTTAACCCCCTATTCTCTGTCAACCTGATCCCCCTCAAGCTGCTGTTAACCGTTGTCTACGCGGGAATCTTTGTTGCAGCATATAAATTCTGTGCCGCAAAGAACGTTCCAAAAGGCTTACTGGCGCTTAACGTCAACCTTCTGGTCTTGGTCGGCATCTACACAGCTGTTATAGTAAACAACCTCACCATCTTAACTATCATCTGGGGGATATAGGATGACGCTTTGGTGTGACTGCTGCGGAGACCAAGTTAAAGTCGTTTATCCGTGCAAGTTTGTCTTTCATGATGGGCTGGAAGTGCAAGTGAATGTGTGCCCCAACTGCATGAGATATGAGAAATTGCAGATTCCGTTAGCCAGAAAGCGGCTGGTTGCAGAGGTGCTGAAGCGCCTCAAAACACGTTAACGTCTTTAACGTGTTTAGGGTAGGGTAAACACTTATTTTTATACAGTGTAGTTCCCGCGTACACGTTTGTCCATGTCCTCTGCTAACTTCCACATTTGACAAATTCCCTTAACAACCTTAATTTCTCCCGGATATTTGCAGTAACGATTATTCGGTTTGGTTGGCGGGTCATTAAATCGTAGCCAATCACAGTAGCTGCAGATGTGTGGAACTTTAAGGCTTACTCGTTCCTTCACTATTTTCTCTATTAACTTGATTAAATTCTGGTTCTCCAAAGATTATCGGCTCTCCCTTATTGTTTCGTTGAATCTGTATTGGATTGGTTTTTCTAATGTTCTCCATAACATTGCTTAGTTCCTTCATTAGATGACGGTCTAGCTTAAAGGCTGTGCATGTGTCAAGTTCTGCTCCACGATGCACATACAGGGGAATTCTTCTTGGACCCAACCGTATCAGATGCAAGGGATTACCGCATTGGGGGCATCGTTTTGTGTTAACCAATATTGTTTCCACTCCTGTGGCGTTTCATATCTCCATACGCTACAGTTCCTGCAAAGAGGAATTTCGTCCTGTCTGCCTTCAATATGTAATTTGCGCATGGCTTGTAGTTCTGGACTGTTGAAAGCGTTTATGTGGTCTTCAAAAGCGTTTCCAAGAGGCATTTTAATGTGTGCGTCTAAGCAGCAAGGCACAACTGTGCCATCAAATCGTACTACCATGCTAGTCCACAATCGGTGGCAGGGAACACGAACTTTTGATGGTGCACCCCATAATCGCATTTCCAGTATTGGATCATAAGATTGGGTTCCTGCAAAGCTGTCTTTTCTCACGAATCCTGCAGTGTCCACAACGGGTCTCCATTTTCGCATGAACTTGTTTGCGTCCATCATGGTTTCTGGCGTGACCAAAAGATGTAGGCTGACTAAGGGTTTTCTCCAACCTAGCTTCTTTCGCAGTTTCATGAATTGTTTAATGTTTTTTTGTGTTTGTTTATAATCGAACCCGGGCTGTAGGGTATTGTAGGCTTTTTTGGTGGTCCCGTAGAAGCTTATGCACAGTTTATCTAGGCATTGTTGTTTAATCAATTTTGTCATGACATCATTGTCGTAGATTGTCATGTTGGTGTAGACTACGGTTTCTGCGTGTTGGTTGAATTGTTTAATGTTTGACAGGATCGCGGTAAGTCGTGGCTCTAGGAAGGGCTCTTGCATCCCGAAAGGTGTAACATGTCTTACTTTGGGGGCATACCAGTAAAGCAGGTCTATTATGTCGCTCCATTTGGCTTTGCCGTGTCTTTTAAGTTTAGGGTATTCGCAGAATGCACATTTGCCGTTGCAGATTGTGTTGGTTTCGAGTTGTAGGTCTTGAGGTTCAGCAGTTAGAATCATTGTTGTTTCTCCGCGAAGAATATTGATGATGCAGAATATTCAGCTTCAACATTCAGTTTGTAGCCTAAACTTTTTAGGTGTTCCGCTATTGGTTTATGGCTGCCCTGCTCGATTACGTGCATGTCATCGTTTTTGAACCAGTCTACAATGTGAATCTGATATTTGCAGTGGCGCATGTGACGAAGAGTCTCAAGGACTTCTGCCAGTTTGATGTGCTCCAACATTTTTGAGGAATAGAACAAATCAAACTCTTCGTTAATTTGGGTTTTGTAGAAGGGCTGCGTTAAATATGTGAATCTGTAATCTTTGTTTGTTAGTTCTTTTTGGGTGATTTGTTTGCTGATTTTGCTTATGTCAAAGTTTGTCCACGTAAACTGTTTTTTAATGGACTCCATAACAGTTAAAGCCTGGTAGCCGTCGTAGCCTCCAAGCTCTGCCACACGAAGAGTCTTTTCTTTTATTTGTTCAAGGCAATCCAGCAGAAAAAATGGGTATTGGCTGACTTGATAATTGTGTAGTTGCACTGAGTCTGTTAAGTCTTGAATCTTTTTGAATGAAAGTTTGTCGTATATTTGTCTATAGTTGTCTCCATGCTTCTTTGTCCACAAATATTTGCTCATCAGTAGAGCACTCCGTTTGCGTCAAAGTGTCCACAATGAAGCCCCAAATTTAAGCCATTATTGAATCCAAGAGTTTGACTCCATTGAATAAAACTTAAATCTTCGCTGCAGTAGGCAGCTTCCGTTAAATAGTAGCCAACATGCTCGATGACTTCTCGTTTACTTAAACTGCATCCACTTCCGAAACTAACATTATATATTGTCAAGTTTCGGTCGGTTGTTATCTGCTGAATCATAGGCAAGTTAATCCAGCACTTACGCAAAGCTTCCTTAAGTCGAGGGTCTAAGTCTTTGCGTTTCTGCACGTCTTCCATGCGCCACAAGTGAACAAAATAGATTGGTTCAGCTTCAGGATTAACTGGAGCGCCTTTGATGTGGTACTGTTTGGCTCTGTTTGGTCGCTGCCATACTGCAGCACTATTAACGTCTGCTCCAATCTTTAGCAGATTCTTTAGGCAATGTCTTGGCGGTGGATTATCGCCGCCTAGCACCCAAAAATATTCGTTGTCTGAGTCTAGGAACTGTTTTCTGAGTTTGTGAAGGTTGCAGATGACTGCATAGTATTGTCCCCAGCGTTCCATCTCATTTTTTGTGGGATAAACGTTGGTGACTGTTACCGTGAAAGATATTTTGGCGTGGTCTATTAGGGCTTGTAGCCTCTTCGTGTAGCCTAAATCGTGTTTGTTGTCTTTGCGTGTGGTTACTGCAATGTTGATTGAAAGCTTGTCGTTTGGGTAATCAATGTTTTTTAGGCTGGCAAGCATGTAGAGTGCTGCGTACTCTTTGATTGCGCCTGTAGGTATTGCAATAAAGACTTTAGGGTAGTCCATTGAGTAAACCCACAAGTCTTCGTAATTTGTTTCTTATTTTCGTGTATTCTGGCAGAAACTCTTCGCCGTATTGTCGCTGAGTAGGAGTTAGTAGCGGTGAGGGCAGTTCTGCGACTGCAAACTGTACATCTTCCCAACTATCGCCTTCCTCATGTTTAGGTTCTCCTGATTCGTTTTGTGTTGGATCTGTGAAGGACTGCTTAACCTCCATAGGCTCCTCATCTTCGATTGGCTCTAGCGAATCAACTTTGGCGACTAGCACTTCTGAGCCGCTACGGTCAGGTTTGATTGACACTTTCACTTCGGGTTCTGTTTGCGATTCTTTCTTCTTTTTTCTTGATTTACGTTTTCCCATATTTTAGTACCTTCCATGGCTCATCCTAAACTTTTTGTTTGCTCGCCTACCATACCATCGACTCCAGTCCACATTTATGGTGATAGGCGTCTTATTCGAGTAAACGTTATGGGTTGTGCAGTAATAGACTCTTGCTTGAGTGTCGTCTCCCTCGTGGCTTTCCATGTTATGTAAGCCAGATGGCCACTTCCATTTTCCAGCGAATGCGTCCCATGTGCCTGAGGTTGCGGCTACCATAGTGCAGTCTGACGGTTTACTGCCGTGTTGGCAGTATGTGTGGCAGTTGCAGTCTATGTCTGGCTGTCCTGCGGGGACTGTCCAGATTTTGTGGCATCTGGGGCATTCTACTTTAGCCTTTTGTTGTGTTAAGGTCATTTCCATTTTGTCCTTTTTATGTCTTTTTTGACTAGGTTAATTAATGAATTGATGAGTTTTCCGCATTCCTCGCAGTAGTGCGGGTGATAGGCGTTGCTGTAGTGGATTGTCACTGGAAGCACCGCGTACATGTCTCCACACAGTTCGCACCTGTAGATTTTTGGGTGCTTCACGTTGATTCACCTAATGACTCTTCGTGAAGATTATATATAAGATTTTGTACTCCGAAAAAAAAGGGAGGAAAAGAATCATAAAATTACCAAAAAATAAGTTTATGATTCTGTTATGTTCGCACAAGCGTCATTATATATGGTTACGCTGTCTTGCCGTGCTGTCACGGTTGCGCCGACGAGGTCTCGGATTGGGTCACTGTAGTTTTCGATTCTCAGCCACCTTTTCCTGCCCGAAAGAAGAGCGTAGTCCTTGTCGAATACAAGTGTCTCGCAGCTTGTTCCAGCTCCACTGTCGTTCATGACGTCCACATCGCTATAGACGATGTTCATTCCAGCGATTTGTGTTGGCCACCCTTCTGCAACAAACTTGTCCCAGAACATCGCGGGTTGTGCTGCGTCGATGCCTGCGGACGCGAATATGCTGTGAAGTGCCGCTTCATGTGTCATGGCTATTGTGTCGGATATGAATCCGTCTAGCTGGTTTTCTCTTAGGCAATCTACGATGTCTGTGGTTGATGCGCCTTCGAAGTGTGTTTCATCTCCGTCTCCTGAGGCTCCGCCGTTCTGTGTGCCGTCTCCATCTGAACCAGCAATCAAAACAGTTAACGCTTCGTTTGAAGCATACTCGCCCATCTCTCTGCCCGCATTTCGCAGGTGCATTTCGATGACATCAAATTGAGCGTCTTCAATTAAGTCGTTTGCTATTTTGAAGTTGATTCCCCAAGGGGTGCTAAAGTCTAAGGTTGCCTGCGTTGTTTTGATTGTTTCGGTTGGCATTGCTCCGCCGCTGCTGTGCTTCTTTGGTTTGTAACTGTCGTCGACTGCGATGTCCACGTTCATGGTTGTTCCGCTAATCTGTTCGGATGGAATCACTGCGATGCTGATGTCTGATACGATGTCTGCTTCGACTGCGCTATCATACATTATCTGATATATTTTGGTTGGAACCAAATATGCCGCGCCTGCTATTCCAGTTGTTCCGGATTTGGCGAGAAACTCGCGTAGTGGTGCACTTTTGATTGTGTCCCACACTTCTTTGACGACTGCAGGTTTTAGTCTGTCTTCTGGCGATTGGTTGTATCCTGTGCCCCACAGGTTTACTGCTTGATAGTCGAAGTATCCGTGTTCTAGGGTTTCTTTGATCTGAGTTGAGGTTTTTTCGGTTTTGTCTCGCATTTCGGTTATAGATAACATTTCAGTCAGTCTCCTAAACGAGTCCTGCGCTTATGCCGTCTCCGCCCAATAGAACAAGCAGTTCGTCTCCGTCATCGGATAATCCTGCCTGCATTGTGCAGCCGAGAATCTTCTGGGTTGCGCTGTTGATGGTTAACGTGGTGCTTGCTCCGATTCCTGCGATGTTTGTTGATGTTAAGCTTAGTACTAGTTCGCCGATTGCTAACGTTTCGCCTGTCGTCAATTTTACGATTCCGCTGAATGCTACGGGAACCATGCTGCCTGCTCCGGCTGCTGCTTTTAAAGCCACGCCGATTGCGTCTCCAACTGCTGTGCTTTCTGCCACGGCAACTCGTCCACTAGCGGAGGTTCCCCATTTTACTAGGGCGCCTTCATTTAGGGCTCCGTCTGCGTAACAGAAACCGCATATGAATCCGTCTTGGATGCTTCCTTCTTCGTCGGGGTAATAGTCTACTGCTACCATTTCGTTTCACGTTCCTTTTTGTTTATTCTAGCGTCTCCGCTAGGTTACAAGTAATAATGTAACTGTGAATTTTGGGTTACGTTTCTGTGATAACGCATATTGCGTCGTCATACAAGCTTACAGAGTCTTGCCGTGCGCTTATTGTTGCCCCTGCGATGTCCCTTATTGGGTCTGCATAGTTGTCGATTTGAAGCCATCTTTTTCGTCCTGTGATTAACGCGTTGTTTCTGTCGAATATCACTGTTTTGCAGCTTGTCATTGCGGTTCCTGGGTTTCCTCCGTCGTGTAGCGCGTCTGTGTTGTTTATGAGAAAGTCTAGGTTTCCGACTTTGAATGTGAATCCTTCTTGTAGTGGCGGGTATTGGACGTTTTCGTATGGTGCGGCTGGTTGCCAGAAGTCGCCTGCTGCTCCTCCTCCTGTTTCTGAACCGATTGTTTTGTATACACTGTGTTCCCATGCTTCGGAGGTTAATAGTACGGTGTTGCCTATCCATCTGTCATCGGTGAGTAGTCCTAGGGCAGTGTCTATGCCTGTGGTTGTTGCTCCGCTGAATCTTGTTTCATCTGCGTCTCCGCTTGCTCCAGAGTTGAGTGTGCCCCATCCGTCTGAGGCTGCTGCTAGCACTGTAACTGCAAGTTCTGTAGATAGTTCCCCCATTGCTTTGGCTGCTTCGTTTAGGTGGTAGTCGATTAAGCCGTAGGCTGCGTCTTCGATGAGTGTTTGTGTGATGAGTAATGGCACGCCGAATGTTAGGGGGGTGATGGTTGCTTGTACGGTTTCGATTGTTGAGGCTGGTTTGGCTCCTCCTGTACTGTACTGTTTTGCTTTGTAGGTTGCTTTATTGGTTATGTCGACGGTTAGGTCGCCGCCTTCCCATCCGTTAACTACTGTGCCTATGAGAGGCACTATGTCTGTTTGCATGCTGTAGTTGATTATATCATCATGTAATTTGTCGGGTACCATGTAGGCTGCGCCTGCTATGCCCGTAGTTCCAGATTTAGCGAGGAATTCTCGGAGGGGTATTGTATGTATCATTTCTTGGATTTGCTGTCGGAGTGCAGGTTTTTCTATGTCGAAGACTGATGCGCGGTCTGGATGGAATTCGCCGTATGCGTCCATTTGTTGCTCAACGAGGTGTAACTGTTGTTTAATTGTGTCTTTTTGCACTGCCTCTTGCAATGATAGCATGGTTACTTGCCTCCTTTAAGGGGGTCTTTTATGTATGGTTGATCTTCAGATGTTTTGTTGGTTTCTGTGTTTCTTGTTTTGTGTGCTTTGAATTGTGGTTTCAGCTTATTTTCTAGGTTGTCGATTTTGGTTGTGAGTTGGGTGTATTTGTCTTCGGTTTCTTTGAGTTTCTGGTTTTCCTGTTCTGCGAGTTGTTCTTCGAGGGTTTTAATTTTGGCGTCTCTTGTTTCTGCGTTTGTGTCTGCTTGTGCGAGTAGCTTCTCGAATGTTTCTTTTGTGGTTTGTAGTTCAGCTATTTTTGTTTCTAGTTCCGCTATTTTCTCTGCTGGCGTTATTGATTCTTTGATGTGTTGTAGGCTCTTCGTGAGTTTTGTTTCTGTTTCTTTTAGTTGTTTTGTGGTGTCCCGTTTTGCGATTTCTGTGGCGAGATTCTCAAACTGCCCTTTAACGCTTTTCTGTGTATTCTGTTGCTTATCGGCTACTTCTTTAAGATGTTTAAGAATATAATTTAGTTGCTGTTTGCCTTTAGATTCCATCAATAAAGTTAACGTCTTTTGGCTTTGTGCAAGCTTGTCAGAAATCTCCTTCAATGCCCTTTCAGTGTAATCGATAGATTGTTTCAAGTTCTTTGGTGTAGTTAAAGATAGTTCGGCGATTGCGTCTACCAGTTTGTTCACTGACGTAGATATGTGCATGTCTCTTGCGTAGCTGGCGTTTGGCTTCAATGTTTCTATGAGTGTTTCTTTTTCTGTTTTCTGTTTGATGCTTGCGCAGTATGCTTCTGGGTCTTCTTTGTCCTGATTTTTGTTTACGCAATCCGCGAAGTCGGTGTATCCGCTGAAGGGTTCGCCAAGTCGTAGTTTAGGCGGTAATGTTGTTTCTGTGACTTTTATTTCGGGTGGCTCTGGAACTGTAAATGCTGGTATGTGGGGTGGGGATTGTTCTCCTTCTTCTGCTTGGTCTTCTTCGGGGTTGGATGGCTTGTGTGGTTCAGGGACAGGATGTGGAACTGGTTGTTGTTCGGGTGGGTTTTCGTCTACTGTCTCTTCTGCTTCTGGCTGTTCATCCATGACGCATTCTGTTCCGTCTGCGTTGGGATGGTATCCTTCTGGGCATTGAATAGATTGTTCTGGTTCGTCTTGTTCAACTACTTTTGTTTCTGGTTGCTTTGGATTGGGTGTTGGGTCGCCTGTGTTAGTGGCTGCTTGGTCTGTCTCTGGGTCTTTGGTTGAGGCGGGTAGCACTGGGTGAATGGGTGGGTTTTGGTTGCTCTGGGGGTCTTCTGCTGCAGCATCTGATTTTATTTGGTCTTCAGTTGGGGGTGTAGGCAGGGGGGTTTCAACTTTTGGTTCTTCTTCCTGTTCTTTCAGTTGTTTTGCTCTGTCTGCCGTGATTCTTTTTATGGGTTGTATGACTGCTTTATCGCGTAATTTTTCTGTCATAATTTGTCTCTCTTTGCCGTCGTTTATTACTGTCTCCAGTAACTGTGATATAGTCGGCTGGTTTTGCCATGTTTCCATCAGCTCGACTGTTGTGCCAGTTATTCCCGGCTCTTCTGGGCTGAGCACGAGGCTTAGGGCTTGCCCCACTATGCCGTGTGGATGGGAGGTGGGGTCTGTTTTTATGAAGTGTACTTTGTTCATGTGATCGTGGAATTCTTGTTCTGTGTAGAATCGTTCTCCGCATCTTGGGCATTGGTTGTGTAGGTAGTTTGCTTCGATTGATACGCCTTTGATGTTGGCTGATTTGGTTCTGAGTAAATTA